CTTTGCGTATGAAAAAGACGCGCACGACGCATATCTGGCGGCGAAAAGGCAATACCACGAAGGCTGCACAATATGAGTGACCTGAACTTCTCTCTACTGCCTTGGCAACAAACGGTCTACGCAGACCAGACCCGGTTCAAGGTCATCGCTGCCGGGCGGCGCTGTGGGAAGTCGAGACTCGCCGCGACGACTCTGATCATCGAGGCGCTCAAGTGCCCACCGGGCAGTGCTGTTCTGTACGTCAGCCCGACGATGGGGCAGTCTAGGCAGATCATCTGGGACTTGCTGCTGGACCTGGGCCGCGAGGTGATCCAAAGCAGTCATGTGAACAACTTGGACATCACGATGGTCAACGGGGCGCGTATCTACGTCAGGGGCGCAGACCGACCGGACACGCTGCGAGGCGTCTCCTTAACCTACGCAGTGCTGGACGAGGTGGCCGACATCAAGCCAGAGGCATGGGAGCAGGTTATCAGGGCCAGCTTGTCAGACAGGAAGGGCCGAGGGATGTTCATCGGCACGCCAAAAGGGCGCAACTGGTTTCACGACCTGTGGAAGCTGGGGCAGGAGGAAAAGGACAGCGACTGGAAGAGCTGGCACTTCACCACGCGGGACAACCCGCTGATTGACCCGACCGAGATTGAGTCGGCGAAGAAGACCTTATCTACGTTTGCGTTCAAGCAGGAATACCTGGCCAGCTTCAGCAATGCGGGCGCGGATGTGTTCAAAGAGGAGTGGATTAAGTACGGGGAGGAGCCGGACTACGGCAGTTACTTTGTCGCGGTGGACTTGGCCGGGTTCGAGGAAGTGGCCAAGCAGGCGGCGAACAGTAAGAAGCGGCTGGACGAGTCGGCGATAGCGGTGGTTAAGGTGACGGACGACGGCAAGTGGTTCGTGAAAGAGATCGAGCACGGACGTTGGGACATCCGCGAGACGGCGGCCAAGATACTGATGAAGATGCGCGATTACAGGCCGCTGAGCATTGGGATCGAAAGAGGGGCGCTCAAGAACGCGGTTTTGCCGTATTTGTCAGACCTGATGCGGAAGAACAACGTGTACAGTCACATCGTGGATTTGACGCATGGCAACCGGAAGAAGACCGACCGGGTGATTTGGTCTTTGCAGGGGCGGTTTGAACACGGTAGAATCGTCCTGAACAGCGAAGAGAACTGGGACACGTTTGTGGACCAGCTCTTGATGTTTCCGTCGCAAGGCGTCCATGACGATTTGCCGGATGCGCTGTCGTACATCGACCAGTTGGCCGTCACCAGCTATTTTGAAGACGCGGATGACGAGGACTGGCAGCCGATGGATGTAATATCGGGGGTATAGCCACCGACATAGGGGTCAAAATGGATCAAAATGAGTTCGACGAGCCGACAGAGAACGACAAAGAGCTGACGGCCTTTGTCGTTGACCATTGCGACCGCTGGCGCGACTACCGCAACACCAACTTTCTGGACGACTACCTCGAATACGAGCGAATTTTCCGGGGTGAGTGGGCGGCAGAAGACAAAACACGGGATTCTGAGCGTTCAAGGATCGTGACCCCGGCCACCCAGCAGGCGGTGGAGACCCGGCACGCGGAGATCATGGAAGCGATCTTCGGCCAGGGCGAGTTTTTCGACATCGAAGACGACCTGAAAGACGTAAACGGCAACCCGTTGGACGTTGAGATGCTCAAAGCGCAGCTCATGGAGGACTTCAAGCAGGACAAGATCAGAAAAGCGATAGATCAGATCGAGCTGATGGCCGAAATCTACGGCACGGGCATCGGCGAGATCGTTGTCAAGACCGAGAAGATCTTCGAGCCTGCAACGCAGGCGATTCCAGGGCAAATGGGCCAAGCGGCCATCGGTGTGGTCGAGAAAAGCCGGATTGCGGTCAAGATCATGCCCGTCAACCCCAAGAATTTCCTGTTTGACCCCAACGGAACGTCTGTGGACGACTGCATGGGCGTGGCGATTGAGTCGTATGTGGGTATCCACAAGATCGTCGAAGGCATCGAGAAGGGCATCTACCGCAAGGTGAACATCACCCCAACGTATGAGGACACCGATCTGGAGCCGACGCAGGAGATGAGCCAGTACCGCGACGAAAAAGTGCTGTTGTTGAAGTACTACGGCCTGGTGCCCCGCGAATACCTGACGCCAAAAGACGAAGACGTTGCGGTTTTGTTCCCCGACGACTCGGCTGCCGAGGACTATTCGGACATGGTGGAGGCGATTGTCGTGATCGCCAACGGCGGCCTGCTGCTGAAAGCGGAAGAAAACCCGTACATGATGAAGGACCGCCCGGTCATCAGCTACCAAGATGACACGGTGCCCAACCGATTGCTCGGTCGTGGCACGGTGGAGAAGTCCTACAACATGCAAAAGGCGATTGACGCCCAGGTCAGATCACACTTAGACAGCTTGGCGCTGACGACCAGCCCCATGATGGGCATGGACGCCACCCGCCTGCCACGCGGCGCACGGTTTGAGGTCAAGCCGGGCAAGGCGTTCATGGTCAACGGCAACCCGGCGGAGATTCTGTACCCGTTCAAGTTCGGTGAGACCAGTCTGAACAACCTGAACACGGCCAAAGAGTTTGAGCGCATGTTGTTGCAGGCCACGGGCACGCTGGACAGCCAGGGCATGGTGAGCCAAGGCAACCGCGACGGCGCGGGCATGAGCATGGCGGTGGCCACCATCATCAAGAAGTACAAGCGCACGCTGGTGAACTTCCAAGAAGACTTCCTGATCCCGTTCATCCAAAAAGCGGCGTTCAGGTACATGCAGTTCGACCCCGAGCGTTACCCGAGCGTGGACATGCGCTTCTTGCCGACGGCAACGCTGGGCATCATCGCCCGCGAGTACGAGCAGCAGCAGTTCATTGGTCTGTTGCAAACATTGGGGCCAAACACCCCGGTGCTGCCGCTGATCTTGAAGGGCATCTTGAACAACTCCAGCCTGACCAACCGCTACGAGTTGATGTCAGCACTCGACCAGATGAGCCAGCCCGATCCAAAGGCGCAGCAAATGCAAGAGGCGCAGCAGCAACTGGCGATGCAAGCAGCGCAGGCACAGATCGCGGTCAACACCACGCAGGCCGAGCAGAACCGGGCAGAGGCGACCAAGCTGATGACCGAGGCGCAACTGATGCCGCAAGAGGTCCAGGCCAAGGTGATCGCATCGACCACCAAGAACCTGCCAGCGGGCAACGAGTCCAACGAGTTTGACAAGCGGGTTAAGATCGCGGAGCTGATGCTCAAGGAAGCGGACATCAAGAACAAGAGCAAGATTGTTGAGTTGCAGATGAACAATGCAAAGAACAATGTTGTGGACGCGGAAAATGACTTCCTCGAAACTTTGAACATGGAGCTTACAAATGGCAATCGATAAAATTTTCAATAACTCAAACATTGACGATTTGGCGGACAATGTGTTGAGTGAAGTTGATGACTTCATGTTAAGCGTAGAGAAGATGCAAAAGCGCAAAGTTGCGGGCAACGTGCAGTTGGTCATCCAGGCGCTCAAGAAAATCGACAACGACATCCGTGAGAAGTACGACGGTGTGACCACGGTGATTGAAAAGCGTGTGTCCACCATCAAAGATGGCCGCAACGGCATCGACGGCAAGGACGGGCGCGACGGCAAGGACGGTCGTAATGGTAAAGACGGTACGCCAGGCCCACGCGGCATGGACGGCGCACGCGGCATGGACGGCAGTGACGGTGAGGACGGCGTATCGGTCACCAATGCGTTTATTGATTTTGATGGCTCGCTGGTCATCAACCTGTCTGATGGCCGATCGCTGAACGTGGGTGAAGTGGTAGCGCCTGATCTGGCCGAGAAAATCAAGGTCATCACCAACGGCGGCGGCACCAGCCAAGGCGTGCTGGACACGCTGACCAGCCTGCAAAACCAGATCAATCTGATCTCATCGGCTTTGGTCTACAAAGGCACTTGGAACGCAAGCACCAACACGCCCGCGCTGGCATCTGGTGTTGGTACAGCGAACAGCTTTTACATCGTGTCGGTCGCAGGCACCACGACCTTGGACGGCATCAGCAACTGGGGGGTGGGTGACTGGGCTACGTTTAACGGCACGGCCTGGCAGCGGGTTGAGGGCGGCGCAGCGGGTAACTTCACTGACCTGACTGCTTCTGGCACTGTTACTTTGTCTGCCGGAGAAGCCAACGGCGTGGCCTTCCTTAACGGCAGCAAAGTTTTGTCAAGTAGCAGTTTTTTCACTTACGATGACACTAACGGTATAAGCCTGCTTAGAGCGCTTAATCAATCTGGAGCCACATCTTTTACCAGCGGCACTACGTCTATTGGATCAAGTAGTGGCACATCTACCGCCAATCCATTTTTTCAATTTCAAGGCCGCAACGATTGGCCTTTTCCGCAGATTTTAAGATTCCAGGCCGACTACGTTAGTGGCGCTGCCTCGGGGATGGGCCTGACAATTTCCTCCAGGGTATCTGACGGAACTTTCCAAAACCGTTACAGACTTTTGGCTGACGGAACTGCTCATATCTGGAGTCTTGGCGCATCTGGCACTGAACAAATGCGCCTGACCAGCACAGGTCTGGGTATTGGCAACAGCAGCCCAACGGCAAAACTGGAAGTCAACGGCAATGTAATTCTTGGCGCAGAGGTTTACCGTAATTCTGACTCCAGTTATATGCGTATTGCAGGTGGTAATCCTGCTGCAACTGGTGCAAACGTAATTATGTTTGGATCAACTCACGCAACCGCGCCGGGGCGTCTTTCTCTAAGCACGAGTGGAACTGGAGTTATTCAATTTAATACGGGAGCTGGGCCATCAGAAGTTATGCGCCTCGACTCCTCCGGCAACCTCGGTATTGGGACGACTTCGCCAAACTACCTTGCAACACTTTATAAGGCTTCACTGCCGATTCTCCAGCTTGCAAACTCCACTTCAGGCTCAACTGCCGCAGATGGTCTGCTGATTTACCTGAACGGTGCAAACGCTACTATTTCAAACGAAGAAGCAGGAGCGCTTAACTTCCAAACTTCAGGATTGCTTAGAGCCACCATCGACTCCTCCGGCAACCTAGGTATTGGGACGAGTTCGCCTGATTCAAAACTGCACGTTGTCAGCGGGGCAAGTTCTACGCTTGCTCAACTTCGTATTGGTTTTAACGGAACATCCGTTAATTATTACGATGCCAATACGCATTATTTCCGAGATGGTTCTGGCCCGACAAACAGAATGATCCTCGACTCCTCCGGCAACCTCGGTATTGGGACGAGTTCTCCTGCTGCACCGCTTCATGTGTTTGCTAACAATGGCGATATGCTTCGTTTAGACAGAAACAATACTGGAGCGGTTGGGAACCAAATTGCGTTTAGGCATAGTAACGCTGGAACATTGACTGAAACGGCGTCTATAAATGCTATTTCAACTGCTAATGCCGATACTGGAACACTTGCGTTTTATACAAAACCAACTGGCGGTAGCTCAACAGAACGCGCCCGTATTGACTCCAGCGGTAACTTGCTGGTGGGGAGTACGAGCAGTGCAGAAACAAGCGGCGTTGGCCATAAAATCAACACCAGCGTAACAGCTCCTTGGCTTGCGACTGTAGGTTCTGTATCAACTGACGCAAATGTAAGTTACTCACTGTACTCCACAGGTGCGGCGGCTTATCGGTTTTATGTTGGCTATGGCGGCACTATTTTTGCTACATCCATTGTAATTTCCGCTATTTCAGACCAGCGCCTTAAAGAAAATGTGCGTGATCTTGAGACTGGTCTTGATTCAATTATGGCACTTAAACCTCGCCGCTTTGACTGGAAAGAAGGCAAAGGTCAAGACAAAAAAGATGTTGCTGGTTTTATTGCTCAAGAATTTGAAACAGTTTTTCCTGAATGTGTTGGAGCAACAAAAGCTGGGGAAGATGGTATTGAGTACAAGAACATCAACCACGAAACATTGATACCTACTCTTGTCAAAGCTATCCAAGAACAACAAGCCCTCATCAACTCACTCAAGGCACGTTTGGATGCCGCCAATCTTTAACCCCCGAAAGGACTCATCATGACTACCACTTGGACAATCACAACCACCAACTACGAAGTCTCCAACGGCTTCATCACCACAGCCCACTGGACTGCTACAGCAGTTGACGGAGACTACACAGCCTCCATCTATTCCACTTGCAGCTTTGCCGCTGCTGAACCAAGCATCCCCTACGCCGATGTAACCATGCAAGAAGTGCTGGACTGGTGCTGGGCAAACGGCGTGGACAAGACAGCCACCGAAGCTGCTCTGGCTCAAAACATTGAGTTGCAGAAGAACCCTGTGACAGCCACTGGAACTCCTTGGAGCGCAGCATGAACTTGAACCTTGAGCCAAACGAAGTGCAATTCATCTTGCAGGTCTTGGGTGAGATGCCAGCCAAGTCAGGTGTGTGGCCCTTGATCGTCAAGATTCAAGAGCAAGCAGCAAAGCCTGACGAAGCCGTAGGCGGTACTGACTGATGGCTCAGATTGACGAAACCGATGCAAAGTTGAGCACCCATGAAGCGGTGTGTGCGGAACGCTACCTGTCTATTCAGAAGTCTTTCGAGAACGGCTCCAAGCGCATGAGCAGGATTGAGTACATCTTGTATGCCCTGATCGCGGTGACGCTACTCGGCCCCGGCTTTGCTGCTGAACTTTTGAAAAAGATGCTGTTGTGAAAGATTGGGCCGTTAGCTTCATCGCTGCGGCCCTCCTTTGTGGGCTGGTGGTCTGGTGCGCCAAAGTATTTGTTGAGGTGCTGCGATGATTGCCGAACTTGCTGCTGCTAACGCTGCTTTTGCAGTCATCAAAGGCGCTCTAGCCAACGGCAAAGAACTGTCTGCGCTCGGCTCACGGGTGTTTGACTACTTTGACAACAAAGCAGCGATCCAAGAAAGAGCCACCAAAAAGGGCGGCGGCTCCGACATGGAAGAATTCATGGCGTTGGAGCAACTGAACGCGCAAGAAGTGGAACTGCGCGAGAGGATGGTCTACGAAGGCAGACCGGGCATGTGGGGCGATTGGCAGAAGTTCCAAGCCGCTGCTGCCCGTAAGCGCAGGGAAGCCAAGGAAGAAGCCGCCAGAGAAGCAAAGAGGCGACAGCGGCAGCTTGAAGACATGGCTGAGTACATCGCCATCGGATTGGGAGTAATCGTCCTTGCTGGCCTTCTGGTAGGCGGCATTGTTCTTTACATGAAGCACCTGAGATGAGCGAAAAGCCTGAGTCCATCATTGACAAAGTGCTGTCCTATGTGGACTCGCCGTTCAAGCTGTTCGCTATCCTTATCATGGGCGTGGTGGCCTTTGCCGGGTACTTCCTTTGGCAAAACCAAGAGTTCATGTTTGATGCGTACAAGGAATCCAAAAAGCTGCCTGAGATCAACACAGCACGAGCCGATGATGCCAGTTCCATGCTGCTCAAAAAGACAGGGGCCACGGTCGTTGCGGTGTTCAAGGTCAACCCGCTGTTCAACAGCCGGGTGCTGTACAAGGCGTACACCAAGGACGGGCGCGACAAGACGATTGAAGACATTGATGTGGGGCTGTTCAGCCAAAACTCTGCCAATAACGCAGATGTGATCAAGTTGATGACCAACGAGATACCGTGCGGCGACTACCGCTACGCACAGTCTGAAGTGGGCCTGTGGTACTTGGAGAAGGGCGTGACGTTTACTTGCCGGGTCAGCGTACCACCAGACAGCCACCGCTTTGTTGGACAGGTCACGGTCGGGTGGGCAGAGCCACCGACAGACATTCAACAAGTAAAATTCATGCTGGAGATCGCCAGCGCCATGCTAACCAAAAGGGGTAATTGATGCTTTCACTATTTTCAACTCTTGGGGGTCTGCTGATCTCCGGCCTGCCAAAGCTGCTGGAATACTTCCAGAACAAGGCTGACCAAAAGCACGAACTGGCACTGGCGCAGATGCAGACCGAACGCGAGCTGCAAATGGCTGCCGCTGGTTTTGCTGCGCAGGCCAAGATCGAGGAAATCCGCACTGAGCAGGTCGCCATGCAGACCCAAGCGCAGATGGCTGAGGCCGAAGCTGGCATGGTGCAAGGCGCTCAAGAGCACGACAAGGCTGTGCTGGCCAAGGCATCCACATGGGTGGCCAACTACGTGGGCACTGTGCGCCCGACAGTGACGTACATCTTTGTGTTCGAGCTGTGCGCCATCAATGCCTTCATGGCGGTCTATCTGTGGAACCACCCCGGCCTGATCACCAGCATCGACGATGTTTTGAAGTACGCCGACCTGCTGTTCAGCGCCGATGAGATGGCGATGCTGGGTGGTATACTAGGGTTTTGGTTTGGATCAAGAACTTGGAGCAAGAAATGACCATCGGTGTATACGCTGTTCACAACAAAATTAACGGGCGTGCCTACATTGGCAGCTCAAAACATGTTGAGTTGCGACTGATACACCACAAGAGTTACATCAACACAGGCTTGTTTCTGCACTATCAGGGATACGCTGAAGACGCTAAAAAATATGGCGTGGATGCGTTTGAATTTAAACTGTTGGCCGCAACGCCCACAATTGCTGAGGCTAGGGATATGGAGCAGGCGTTTTTGGGCATCTTTTTGGGGGACTTGTACAACAAGGCCCCAAGTGCAAATGGTGCAAGTGGCACCAAGCGCCAAAGCAAGCCCTACAAAGAAGGCGCAGCCAAGAGAAATTCTGACCCAGAATATCGCGGTAAGTTGAGCGCGGCATGCAAAGGAAAACGTGAGGTTGTGCAGTGCCCACACTGCGGCCTACAGGGCGGCGGAGGCAATATGCGCAGGTATCACTTTAATAAATGCGGGAAAAAGCCGTGAAAACTTCGGACAAAGGCATCCACTTGATGCACGAATTTGAGGGCTACCGAAATAAGCCCTACAAATGCAGTGCAAAAATCTGGACCGTGGGGTGGGGCCACGCCATGTACGGCGATCAGTTGCGCCTGCCCAACGTGCGTACTGGGACTTACACCGGGATGATCCGTGATGACTACCAACTCAAACCCGAGGACAGCAGGGTCTGGTCGAAAGAAGAACTGGTTGAGATTTTCAAAGATGACCTCGTTTCTTTTGAACGCAGTGTTCTTCGACTTGCTCCCAATCTGGCTGGCCATCAGTGCAAGTTTGACGCTTGTGTCGCTCTGGCCTTCAATGTAGGCTCGGGCAACTTCCAGCGCAGCACCATACGGCAGAAGATTCTGCGGGAAGACTGGGACGGCGCTGCCGAGGCGTTCTTGGCTTGGTCCAAGGCTGGCGGGAAAGTCTTGCCGGGTCTGGTGCGCCGCCGCAAGGCCGAAATTGCTTTATTCCTATCGTGAGAAACACATGACGCCAGAACTACAAAAGTACTACGAAGCCAGGTTTGACCTGTTCTCCCAGGATGGCTGGCTTGACCTGATGGAAGACGTAGACGTAATGTTGGAGGCGATGAATAATGTCTCTACCATTGCGGATGAAAAAAGTCTACAATTTCGCAAAGGCGAGATTTCTATCCTGACTTGGCTGAAAACCCTGAAAGGGGTCAGCGAACGAGCATACGAGGATTTGAATGAAAAGAATGTTTGAATTTGCCTGCGATTGCGGGCAGCGCACTGAGGCACTGGCGGATTATGAGACCGCCAGCGTGCAGTGTGGGTGCGGGGGGCTTGCCCACCGCATCATAAGCGCACCGAAGTTCAACCTTGAAGGTTGGTCTGGGCACTTTCCCTCCGCTTACGGACGGTTTGAGCACAGGCACACTGAGAAGTTGAGCGCCGAGCGCAAAGCCAACTCATAAGCGCCCAGCGCCGAGTTGATTATCCTACAACCATTTTGGCAGGAACATAAATATGTTGATTGACAATGAATCTGAGCCGCTAGGCGAACTCGAAATTGAAGAAACGAAATCCGATCTTCCTGAAAAATACAGGGCCAAAAGTTTGGAAGAAGTTGTGCGGATGCACCAAGAGGCTGAAAAGCTGATTGGCAAGCAGGCCCAAGAGGTCGGCGAAGTCCGTAAATTAGCTGACGAGTTGCTCAAGCAAAACCTCGGGTCTAAACAACAGCGTATTCAGGAGGAAGAACCTGAAGTTGACTTTTTTGAGAACCCTCAAAAAGCAGTTCAATCGACCATTGATAGACATCCCGATGTTGTCGCGGCCCGCCAGGCTGGCCAAGATTTCAAACGGATGCAAATTCAGCAAAAGCTGGCGCAGGATCACCCCGACTACTCCCAAGTGGTCAATGATTCTGAGTTTCAAAGCTGGGTGAAGTCTTCACCCGTGCGTTTGGGCCTCTACGCAAAAGCCGACGGTGAGTTTGACTATGACTCGGCCAATGAATTGTTGTCCACCTTCAAGCAGCTTCGTGGCATCAAGGCCAAGGAATCCGATCAGGCGAGCACCGCTGCACGGACCAAAAGCATGAAAGCCGCGCAAGTCGATGTGGGTGGCTCAGGCGAGAGTTCAAAACGAGTCTATCGAAGGGCCGACCTCATTCGTCTCAAGATGACAGATCCTTCCAGGTATGAAACACTGAGTGATGAAATCATGCAGGCATACGCTGAAGGGCGTGTACGATAATTTAACTTTGGAGCTTTTAACATGGCAAACGCAGCATTTTCCCCCACCAATTCGGTAACCGTTACCTCCGCAGCGAACTTCATCCCAGAAATCTGGTCTGATGAAATCGTTGCTTCTTACAAGAAAAACCTCGTCCTGGCCAACCTGGTCAAGAAGATGTCTTTCAAAGGCAAGAAGGGTGATACCGTCAACATCCCTAGCCCAGCCCGTGGCAACGCCTCGGCCAAAGCCGCTACTGATGCCGTGACTCTGATTGCAGAGAGCGACACCCAGATTCAGGTGCTCATCAACAAGCACTTTGAATACAGCCGCTTGATCGAAGACATCGTTGAAGTGCAAGCCCTGACATCGCTGCGTTCTTTCTACACAGAAGACGCTGGATATGCCTTGGCCCGCCGCCTCGACACTGACTTGGTTCAGTTGGGCCGCGCTTTCAACGGCGCTACCATCGGCACCGACGACTACGCAACCAGCGCCAGCTCCACAAAGGCTTACGTTGGTTCGGACGGCACCACTGCCTACAACAGCTCCAGCTCCAATGCTGCTGCTTTGACTGATGCTGCTATCCGCCGCACCATCCAGCGCCTGGACGACAACGACGTTCCTATGGACGGTCGTTTCTTCCTGATCCCTCCTTCGAGCCGCAACACCCTGATGGGCCTGGCCCGTTACACCGAGCAAGCGTTCATCGGCAACGGCGACGCTATCCGCAACGGTGAAATCGGTCAGTTGTACGGTATGGCTGTGTTCGCTTCTTCCAACGCCGACACTGGCGCTGGTAACAGCACCACTGACCGTATCTGCCTGATGGGTCACAAGGACTCGATGGTGTTGGTTGAGCAGATCGGCATCCGTTCGCAGACTCAGTACAAGCAGGAATACCTCGGTACCCTGTTCACTGCTGACACTCTGTATGGTGTGAAGGCTCTGCGCACTGCCGCGTCTTCATCGGCTGCTAACGCATCCGGCGCTTACGCTTTGGCTGTACCAGCCTAATGAATAGCCCCCGGCCACAAGCCGGGGGCATCTTTTTCTAGGAGATTCAAATGGCTGCTGCAACCGCAATTACTTCCCGTCGCGGGAATGACCAATTCCGAGGTCTGTTTACAGACACTTGGGCTGTTACCGCTACGCTGGACTCGGCCTCTGTGGCCGACCAAGCTGCGGCTACCGACACCGTGGCTGTCCCTGGCGTTGCCTTGGGTGATATGGTGATCGGTATGTCGGCTGGTGTGAGCGAGGCGGGCGTTGTCCGCCGCGCCTACGTGTCCGCCGCCAACACCGTCACAATCGCAACCACCAACACTACTGGCGGCGCGGTTGACTTGGGGTCCACGACCGTTAAGTTGGTTATTGGCCGCGCAGTGTAATGACAGGGGGCTTCGTGCCCCCTTTCTACAGAAAGAAAATCATGGCTACATATCGTTGTTTGGCAAGTGGTAATACGGTGACGTTCACTTTGCAACACGACATTGACTCAATGCGCGGCCACGGCGGCTACGTTTTGGTCGATGAGCAAGGTGAGCAGGTAAAGGTCCAAGAGGCCAGCAAAGAACTACCGATGACGCCCGCTGTGCCCGTAAAGCGCATGGGCAGACCCCGCAAGGCAGTAACCATCTAAGGAGCACATCATGCCAATGGTCGGAACAAAGAAGTTTGCCTACACACCCAAGGGCAAAAAAGAAGCCAAAGACATGTCGATGAAGACGGGCAAGCCTGTCAAATCTATGCCTGTTCGCGGCGCTCGCACGGCAACCAACAAAGCCAAGCGGGGCTACTGATGTCTACATTCCAACTTGACCCCAACCAAGTGGCCCTCGGCGTCCCGAGCTTGGGCGCCACCCAGATTTTCACTGTCACCAACTCCAGCGTTCAATCAACGGCGTTCGGTGCAAACACCACCATGATTCGCCTGTCTTGTTCGTCGGGGCATTGTCATTTTCAAATTGGCGCGAATCCAACTGCAAGCATTACAACTTCGCCCATGATGCCCAACAACTTTTCTGAGATTATCAGAGTAAGCCCAGGCCAAAAGATTGCGGTTATCAAAGACGCCGGGGTTGCTGCATCTACATTTTCTGTGACTGAGTTGGTATGAAAACCAAAGCCGAAAAGAAGATCAGCAAAGTCATGCGCGAGTTCAAGGCGGGTGAGTTGAACTCCGGCAAGGGCGGCCCGATTGTTAAGTCCAAGAAGCAGGCAGTGGCCATCGCCCTGTCGCAAGCTGGAAAGGCGAAGAAAAAATGAAGCCCGGTCTCTATTCCAACATCGCGGCCAAGAAAGAGCGCATCAAAGCGGGTTCTGGCGAGAAGATGCGCAAGCCTGGCACCAAGGGTGCTCCAACCGCCGCCGCCTTCAAGGCTGCGGCCAAGACGGCCAAAAAGAAATGAAAACCCCCGCCTGGCAGCGCAAAGAAGGACAGTCCAAGACCGGAGGCTTGAACGCCAAGGGTCGGGCGTCTTATAATGCGGCAACCGGGGGTGATCTCAAAGCCCCCGTGAAGTCGGGCGACAACCCAAGACGGGCCTCCTTCTTAGCACGCATGGGCAATATGCCTGGGCCTGAGATGAAAGACGGTAAGCCCACCCGGCTACTCTTGTCTCTGAAGGCTTGGGGCGCATCGTCCAAAGAGGATGCTAAGTCCAAAGCCAAGGCGATCTCCGCAAGGAACAAGAAATGAGACCTATATCTGTCGGCATCAACCCCACCGCTGGGGCGACCACCACGGTCTACACCGTGCCGACGGGTTATTACGCGCTGTTCAATCTGCTGTACGTCCACAACACTGGCGGCAACAGCAAGCATTTGACGGTGCAGTGGTACGACGCCAGCGCCAACGCTACCATCGACATCTTGACGGCAGTGACGTACACCTCCAAGTCGTACACGCAGTTTGACAACGCCTATATTGTCTTTGAAGAAGGCGACCAGTTGCGCGTCGCGCCGGAGGCCGCCAGCTCTTTTGCGGTCATCGCAACCTTTGAACAAATCGGATTGACACGCCAATGACCTACCTTCAACTCATCAACGACGTGTTGGTCCGGCTGCGCGAGACGCAGGTGTCGTCCAACAGCGAGACCGCCTACTCCACCCTGATCGGGCGGTTCGTCAACGACGCCAAGCGCCAGATTGAGGACTCGTTCAGTTGGAACGTGTTGGGCCAGACGGTGACGATCACCACCACGCCGGGCACGTACATCTACTCGATGACAGGTGCTGGCCAGAAGTTCCAGGTGATGGACGCGCTCAACACGACCGCCAACGTCGGTTTGCAGAACATCAGCTTCGTGCAGATGAACCGCTTCCAGAACTTGGTGCCCGCGATCAGCGGCATCCCCGAATACTATTCCTTTGACGGTGTGGACGGCAACGGCGACACCAAGGTGGTGCTGTACGCCCGTCCAGATAACGTCTACGTCCTCCCGTTTGCGCTGACCGTGCCCCAAGCGCCCCTGTCGGCTGACAACACACTGGTGCTGGTGTCTGACGCGCTGGTCGTGCAAAACGCCTACGCTCGTGCTCTGGTCGAGCGCGGCGAGGACGGCGGCTTGAACTCGTCCGAGGCGTACCAACTCTATCGGGGGATGCTGGCTGATCAGATTGCGCTGGAGGGCACCCGCTATCCAGAGAACCAAGAGTTTGTCGCCATATGAGCCAAGCCATTCAGACCGCCAGCGTTGCCGCGCCGGGCTTTTTTGGCCTGAACACGCAAGACTCGCCTCTGGACTTGGCGTCAGGCTTTGCCTTGGTCGCAACCAACTGCATCATCGACCAGTACGGGCGCATCGGCTCGCGCAAGGGCTGGTCGCGGGTCAATTCGTCGTCCGGCGCTCTTGGGGCCAACAACGTGGGCGTCATCCATGAGTTGGTGCAGGCTGACGGTACGCTGACTGTCCTGTTTGCGGGCAACAACAAGCTGTTTAAGCTGGACGGCTCCAACGCCGTGTCTGAGCTGACCTACGGGGGCGGGGGTACTGCGCCCACGATCACGGCCAGCAACTGGTCGGCGGCTTCGCTCAACGGCATCACCTATTTCTTCCAGACGGGCCACGATCCGCTGATCTTTGACCCAACCATCAGCACCACAACATATCGCCGCGTCAGCGAGAAGACAGGCTACGTCGGCACTGTGCCCTCGGGCAACATCGTGCTGTCGGCCTTTGGCCGCTTGTGGGTTGCGGATACCGCCACCGACAACGTGACGGTGTTCTTCTCTGACCTGCTGTCCGGCCACGTTTGGAGCACAGGCACGGCGGGCACGCTGAACATCGACCGGGTGTGGCCAAACGGCTCAGACGAGGTGACTGGTCTCGCGGCCCATAACGGCTTTTTGATTATTTTCGGCAAGCGCCAAATTCTGGTCTACGCCAACGCTACGACTCCCGCCACAATGAGCCTGAGCGACACGGTGGGGGGCATTGGCTGCATCGCCCGTGATTCTGTCCAGTCCACGGGCAAGGACATCTTGTTCTTGTCCAACTCGGGTATCCGGTCGTTTGCCCGCACGATCATCGAAAAGTCGGCCCCACTGGGCGATCTATCCAAGAACGTGCGCAACGATTTGATGGGGATTGTGGCGGGCGAGACATTGGCCAACATCAAGTCGGTGTACTCTGAGAAAGAGGCGTTCTACTTGCTGACGCTGCCATCGGTCAAAGAGGTGTACTGCTTTGACACCCGCACGCAGTTGCAGGACGGCTCGTTCCGCGTCACCAACTGGGACTCGATTGAGCCAACGGCGCTGTTGTCCAAACGCAATGGCGACGTGCTGATCGG